TAAATGATACCGCTAGGATATTTTTAGATATAACTGATGATTTTTTATATTCAGATATGGATATATTCTTGACAGATGCTACTAAAGAGAATCAAGATATTGAAGCAGTTAAGACCTTATTACAACCAGCTATGCAAGCAGGTGCTAGTCTTTTAGATGCAGTAGAGATAATTTCTGGTGAGAATATGACTGAAATGAAAAAGAAATTAACAGAAATTGAGAAGAAAAAAGAACAAATGATAGCCGCACAACAACAAGCTGAACAACAACAAGCTCAGATTGAGGCTCAAATGAAAGGTGAAGAAATGCGTATTAAGGAAGAAGATTCAATTAGGAGATCTAATACCGATATTGAAGTAGCTTTAATAAGAGCAGAGGCAGGTTCAGGGGAAGGTGAAGATGGTATTGAAGATGATATAAATATAACAAAATTAGAGTTACAGCGACAGAAACAAGATGATGATAAAGAACTTAAAGATAAACAATTAAGTGAAGTAATTCGTGAAGCAAAGAAGGCTGAGTCACAGAAACAAGAAGAGATAGTAATAAAAAGGAAAGTAGCAAACAAGCCTGTTATTAAAAGTAAATAAAAAAGATGAGTAACAGTAAGGAATATGAGAAACAATATTATATTAAAAACAAGGAAAAAATAAAAATTCGTTGTAAGCAATGGCAATTGGATAATCCAGAAAAAGGACTTGCAAGTAGATTAAAAAGAAGTTATGGTATTACAATAGAATATTATAATAAGTTATTTAATAAACAAGAAGGTAAATGTGCAATTTGTGGTAGACATCAATCTGAATTAAAGAGAACATTGTCTGTTGATCATGATCATGAAACAGGAGAAATTAGGGGTTTGCTTTGCGATAGATGTAATAGTGGAATAGGATTATTGGGAGATGATCCAGAATTAATTGAAAAAGCTTTAAAGTATATAAATAATATTAATAAACCAGTAAGCAGTGGAACCTCGACTAAAAAATAGAGATAAATTAAAAAATAAAGATAGATTAGGAATAATTAAGTTTTTAATTGAAAATGCTATTCCAGGTTTGTCTTACGTGGATGTTTTGAAAAGAGCAGAAAGGGAGTATTATAATCCTAAAAGAGAAAAAGGAATAACATCTGGAGATAAAAAATTAGACTTTTTATATAACAATCAATGGCTATTTGATGTACCAGGTATAAATAAGATTATTAAAAATAAGGCCAAACAATTTGCTGAAATGTCTCAAGGAGTTTATCATATAGATGTTAGTAAAGATAATCGACTTTCTGATATTAAAGACATACATGAAACTTATTCGATAGAAGATTACAGGGGTACTGCTGAAAATTGGCAGATAAATAAGCCATTAGAAGAAGGAGAAACAATGGAAGATTTTGATAAATCTCGTTCCAGTAGTGCATCTACTGTTAATTTAGTGGATCAATATTTTAGTAAAGATGCAATTTTGCCAAAGTCTACATATACACCTACTTCTGATTATTTAGAATTTTTACCTTCTTATAGTATAAAACAAGATTTTAACAAAGATTTAAGGAATCAAAATTTTCGTATGAACCATATGATAGATAAATTTTTGGGAGATAAATATGAAAATTTTATTAAGAATAAAATTCCAATATATGCTAGTGATGAAAAATTAATTGGGAGCGATGAATTTAAGGATGGGGCAAATTATGATTTTGATTTAAAGGTTTTAGGGATTAATTTGGCACATCATAAACTTGGGGCAGCTTGGGACAAAGATGTTGATTTACCTTATATATCAATAGCAGATGCTTGGGATTTTTCCCCAGATGATTATACTAAAATATGGACATCTGGATTGACAGAAAATGAAAAAACCCAAAAAAAACAAGAGAGGCTTCAAATTCAATCTACTTTATTACATAAGGCAGGAAATCCTTTTAAAATATATGATAGATTTTATTTTGATCCAGAGACAAGAAAATATATTTCAGATGAAGATATTTCTAATATAAATAAAACAAATAAACAAATAAACAGACCAACTCCTACTTCTAAGTAGGGGTTGAGTATAAAACTAAATAATTATGGCAGATAAAGATGACAAAACCCCAAATACTTTTGAAGGATTTGAGGCACTTTCAAACCAATTGATAAGTGGCCCGGGGAGCATAACAGGTGATACAGTTATAGACCCTGATGATGTAAAGAAAGCACAAGACGATATAATAGATGATGATGCAGGTGATACAGGTGATGGTGATACAAACGATGATGATACGGGAGATGGTGATACCGGTGATACAGATGATGGAGACACTGGAGATGGTGATGATGGAGATGGCGATACAGGCGATGGTAAAACAGGTGATGGTGACACAGGAGACAGTATTACACCTGATGATTTTTCAGAGGTAGAAGGAGAATTAACTAATTTGTTTAAAGACAAACTAGGAGAAGAGTTGGATTGGGAATTCACAGAGGATGATAAATTTGAATCTATGAAAGACTTAGTTGACTATATGAAAAATGTAGTAACAGAAAGTTCTAAACCAGTATACGCTAACGATGAAATGGAAAGACTTAATTCCTTTGTAGCAGATGGTGGTAATTTAAGAGACTTCTTTGATACAACTACACCTGGAGAATTAGATTTAGAAAACATAGATATGGAAGATGTATCTAATCAAAAGAATGTTTTGAGGGAGTATTTGAAAACTAGAGGGTTTAAAGAAGATAGGATTCAAAAGAATATTAATCGGTATGAAGATGCTGATGTTTTAGATGAAGAAGCAGAAGATGCTGTAGAATTGTTAAAAGAATATAAAACAAAACAAACAGAAACGCTATTAAGCAATCAAAAAAATCAAGCTGACTCTATGAAAGTTGAACAACAAAAGTTTATGACTTCCGTAGAAGAAGAAGTAAAGGGGTTAGAAGATATCAGAGGATTTAAAATAAGCAAAGAACAAAAGAAAGACCTTTTAGAATACATATTTAAGCCGACTCCAGATAGTAAAACAGCATACCAAAAGCAATACGCTGATAATGCTGTACGTAATCTGATAGAATCGGCTTTTTTTACAAAAAACGGTGAGGTATTTATTGATAAAATAAAGAAAAAAGCATCATCGGACGCTTACGAGAAAATAAGAAAGAAACTAAAAGCTAGCAAAGGCAAACGGAATATTAATACGGGTGGCCAAGGAGGCAGTGGAGGTTCTGATTCATTTAAACTTTTAAGCAAAAATTTATTATCTTAATATTAAGTAATAAAATAATTTTTAAATTTTAATGTGAGTTATGGAAAATAATTTATTAAATAGTTTACAACTTTATCGTACTAAATGGTTTTCGGATTTAGTAGATGAGAATATGTTGGCTAACGCACTACTCACAGAACCACACAAGGTATCAACTGTATTATCATATATATTTGGTAGATTTGATCAAGGTAACATCCTTGATTATATAACTAATGGTTCTGGTAAAACTATCACTGTTGAAAACAGACAGTATGAGTGGAATGTTATGATAGAACATGATAAGGCTGTCGCTATCCGTGCTGCTAAAATCGACAACATAGATGTCGAATCAACAGACGTACCTGGTATAAACCAACAACCTATTCAACTTTGGTTGGAAGAAAAATGGTTTGGTCCTGGTGCAATACTCGAATTTGATGACAAAGACTTTCAAGTTAGAGTTGTTGGAGAAGCGTATCAAGATGGTGATGAGTTTGTCTATACTACTGTAGTAGCGGATGGTCAACCTGGATCTTATATACCACCTAGTCTATTGGCTGCTGGAAAGCAAGTAAGTAGAACTGGTAGTGCGTATGAAGAATACAGTGATGAAGCTGATATCGTTAATTATCAGACTCCTTTTAAACTCAGGAACCACCTGACGACTATGAGGATGACTTATGATATAACCGGTGATGCTTATTCATCTGTAATGGTGATTGCAATTCGTGATCCCCAAACAAAGAAATCTACATATTACTGGTCAGCGTATCAGGAGTGGATTGCTATGAGACAGTGGTACGAACGTATCGATAGGATGTCTATGTACTCTAAGTATAATGCCGATGCCAAAGGTGTCGTTCATTTACAAGGTACAAACGGACGCCCTGTTTATATAGGCGCTGGTGTATTACAACAAATTGCTCCGGCTAATAGAAAAACTTATACTACTTTGACTTTGGATGTTCTTGACAATTTCTTAAGTGATTTGTCTTACAATATCTTAGGACACGGTGAACGTAAGTTTATTGCTCTTACTGGTGAAATGGGTATGCGTGAATTCGATAGAGTTTTACGTCAAAAGGCTAGTGGTTACAACTTAATAGATACTAAAATTATCTCAGGTAGTGGACAAAATTTGACCTTAGGTGGACAATTTACTACTTACAAGGGATTAAACGGTATTGAATTAACGTTAAAACACTTCCCAATTTATGATAATCCGGTATTCAATAGGAAAGTCCACCCAGTTAGTGGTAAACCTCTTGAGTCATATAGACTTACCTTCTTAGACTTCGGTAATAGAGATGGTGAATCTAATTTAAGGAAAGTTGTACGTAAGGATCGTGAGATGGTTATGTGGCATGTAGCAGGTGCAGTTGCTCCTGGTGTTGGTCATAGTAAGTCTATCACTACAATGCGTGCTAACGCTAAAGATGGTTATCAAGTTAATTTCTTGTCTGAACAAGGAATGATGCTTGCTGATCCAACTACTTCAGGTGAATTAGTATGTGATGCGGAGTAGCAGATTAGTTAAATAACAAATAAGTGTGATTGTGCGTAACCTTTTGATATAGTTTTCGTATACTAAGAAAAACGAAAGCATGAAAAAATCAGAGGTTTATAAAATCACAAATAAAGAAAACGGAAAGATATATGTTGGTATAACCAACCAAGGGGTAGATGTTAGGTGGTCTAAACATTGTTCAGATGCTAGGCATCGCCCTATTTTCCCGATTCATAATGCCATACGAAAATATGGCGAAAATAGTTTTCAAATAGAACTTATACATTTACTATCTGATGATTGTGATTATGAAGACCTTAAAAATTATGAAAGATATTGGATTGCTTATTATGATTCATACAATCGTAAAAAAGGTTATAATCTTACTTTAGGTGGTGATGGTACATTTGGGAGATTTCATTCTAAGGAGACAAAAGATAAAATTAGGCAAAAAGCATTAGGTCGTGAAGTATCCGAAGAGGCTAAACAAAGAATGTCAGAATCTCACAAAAGAAGAGAATACGATCATGATGAAATGTCTAGACGAGCAACAAAGGGAAATGAAATCAGGTGGTCTGATCTTAAGGCTAAAATCAATGCTTCTATAAATAATTATGGAAATCGATCTATTTTAAAATGTTCTTTAACAGGAGAAATTTTAGAAGAGTTTCGTAGTGTTTCAGAAGCAGCTCGAATTATTAATAAATCTCGACAATCTTTATCTAAATGTGTAACAGGAAAAGCAAAAACAGCATATGGTTTTATTTGGAAGTACAAAGAATAAATAAATTAAAAACCGTTTAAAAACGAGGAATTATGAAAGTAATATTACGACCAATACGTAGAGATAGTTGGTCAGGACTAAAAAAATATAAGAATTGTTACGAAGATGTAGGTCCATATCTGACTAGATCTGGTAGATCATATACAGGTTTACTAAAAGATGAAGCAACTCGATTAGGTGAAGTTCTTGGTCTAGATTTAGGTCCAGGTTCTGAATTTTGGAGAGATTATTTCATTAGAACTTCAGGTAAAGACATATATTTAGATACAAGTGATCCAGCAGATGAATTAAAATATCTGTATCTTAAGGGTCATAAGAATGTTAAAAATTCATTATCAGAAAGAAAAGCCACGGCAAGATTTGTTTTGATAAACAAAGGAGAAGAAGACAAACGAACTAACGTTTTCAATAGAATGAGACGTAAAGCTACTAGATCTTTTGATGATATGAATTTAGAAGATATGCGTAAATGTTTAAGAATCTTTGGTCATAATGGCGATAGATTGAGTAATGAGGCTGTAGAGAATAAATTGTTTGATATAGTTGAAGGAGATCCAATATCTTTCTTAAAGAAGTGGGTTGACAATGATACTAGAGACACAGAGGCCTTGATTGAAAAAGCATTATCGAGAAATATAATTCGTAGGAATAAAAACATATATAAATATGGTAGTGATGTAATAGGTCACACTATTGCGGAAACTATTGATTTTTTAAATGATCCTAAGAATCAAGAAATTAAAATTGCTATTTTAAAGCAAATGCTAGGTAAAGAATCTTTGATTGATACTACATCCACTCCTGAGGTAGATGATAAATATGAAATACTTGAAGAAAAAAAACCTATTCGAAAGAAACAATTGAACTTTGAAGAAGTAGAAGAAGAAGTAAAAGCTAAAACTTCAAAGATACTTAAAGGTGATACAATATAGATGACTGTTGCGAATATGCATACTGCAGTAAAATTGGGGCTAGACAAAACATCTGGCCTCGATATCCCTGCATATGAATCTGAAGAACTTGATCTTTGGTTAAATATAGCTCAAGATAGGTTTGTTAAACAACGTTTGTTTGGTAATAATTACAAACAAGAAGGGTTTGAAGGAAGTGTTAAACGAGTTACTGATTTACATGAATTAGTAATCACAGAGATATTAACAGATAAATGGGATGTTGGTATTGCTGGTTATCCAACTGCAAAAAGAATTGATTTAACTGTTGATTTAACTGCAACTTTTATGTATTATATTAATTCAAGATCTGAAGTTACTAGAACTTTACCAACTATAACAGAAGGTTATGTAGATAATTTAATGATACAACACAATGAAATACCCAATTTTGTTACAACTGGGTTTAATTCTCCTTATTTTAAAAACCCCGTTTGTTGGATAGAAGATGATGATTTATATGTAATGTATGATTCTTTGACAACAGGATATGGAGATGCAGATCATGATATTCAAATAACTTTTATAAAAGAACCTGTTACCATGAATACAGTTGGACCAGTTGCTTGTGAGTTAGCAGATTCAACCCATCAAGAAATAGTAGATATAACCGTTGATTTAATGATTGAAAATATCGAATCAGCAAGAACTCAAACACACACTGAAAAACTTAAAACACAAGAATAGATGATTATTTTAAAGAAAGGGGCAGCGTAAATTTGACCACACGTGAAATGCAAATTGAATTTGAGAGAGCGATTCAATTAATAGATGATAACTTTGTACTTAAAGAAAAACTAGATACTGAGAATGTAATGTATTTTCTTAATGTAGCTCAAGAACGATATCTAAAAGAGACCTATCTAAGCAAGGCTAGTTTACAAGAGAATATACAGTTTTTACAAAAAAGAGCAGATGATTTAAAACAATTAATTGAAAGAAGTGTTAGTGGTAGAACAGATGCAGGGGTAGTAGATACTTATGCTGATTTATTTACAGCAGTTCCTGGTTTAACCGCAGATGGTGGACAAATACTTTATTTACCACATGACTATATATATTATGTGTTATCTAGAAGTGAAGTAACTAGAAGCACTGTTGCAGTTGCTAGTGAAGAATGGACTCCAAATAGAGTAATAACTCATGATGAATTAGATAATATTATACTAACTCCTTTTAACGATCCTATTTTAAGAAAACCATGTGTATTATTTGAAGATTCAACTAGCATTATTGTGTATTCTGATTCAGATACAACCATTAGTGATTTTGAATTAATATACATAAGGAAACCTAATAAACTTATATTAGATACTTATACTTCA